ACTCTCTACGCCTCTATAACCGCCTTCTAGAGAAAGGAGTAGCGAAGGAGTGTGCAAGGTTTGTACTGCCTCTAGCAACGCCCACACGCCTTTATATGACCGGTTCAGTGCGTTCTTGGATTCACTATATTGATTTGCGTTCTGCACACGGAACTCAAAAAGAACATATGGAGATTGCTGAATTAGTGCGGTGTATATTTACATGTCAGTTCCCTGCTGTATCTGAAGCACTTGGATGGACCCGAGATGGTTGTGCCGAGTGTGTTGACGCACCTTCTATTACTATTGAATAAATATTCTCATATAAAATGGAGGAAATCCTTTGGCAACATATCCAGTAGTGAATAAAGTCACTGGCGAACAAAAAGAAGTAACAATGTCTGTTACCGAATGGGACCAGTGGAAATCGGATAATCCCGACTGGACAAGGGATTGGTCAGATCCATCAACCTGCCCTTCATCGGGTGAGATTGGTGAGGTCTATGATCGTCTGAAAAAATCTCATCCAGGATGGAATGATGTTCTTACTAAGGCATCAAAAGTACCAGGATCAAAAGTAAAACCAGTTTAATTTCATATGGCAAGAAAAAGAAGGACTGCAGATCAACCAATTGGAGTCGGAATGACTGCAAAACAAATGAAGAGGAAGAAACCCATTAGTTCGGATCTTCTTTTAGATATTGATCCACTGACTGACAATCAAGAAACATTATTTAAATCATATGATGATGGAAAAAATCTAGTTGCATATGGAGCTGCTGGTACAGGTAAAACTTTTATTACACTTTATAATGCTCTGAAAGATGTACTTGACGAAAGATCACCTTACGAAAAAATTTATATTGTACGTTCCCTTGTGGCAACTAGGGAGATTGGTTTCCTTCCGGGCGATCATGAGGATAAGTCCTCTCTTTATCAGATTCCATATAAGAACATGGTAAAGTACATGTTCCAAATGCCAGATGATGCATCATTTGAAATGCTTTATGGAAACCTTAAGACTCAAGGTACAATTAGTTTTTGGAGCACTTCTTTTATTCGTGGTACAACTCTGGATAATGCAATCATTATCGTGGATGAATTCCAGAATCTAAACTTCCATGAACTAGATTCTATTATTACTCGTGTTGGTGAGAATAGTAAGATTATGTTCTGTGGAGATGCAACTCAGTCAGACCTCGTGAAAACAAATGAGAAGAATGGTATCATTGACTTTATGAGAATTCTTCGTATCATGCCATCCTTTGATGTAATTGAATTCGGAGTAGAAGATATTGTTCGCTCTGGACTCGTTAAAGAATACATCATCGCAAAAACACAACTTAATCCATAATATGTCGTTTAATCATCATAATTTCTTAGGTGAAATTGAATTAGATAAAAAGGAAGCAAATGGCATCCGTCTCTACCATCTTCCAAATGGTGAGTGGGTGCCTTCTATTACTTCAGTTACCTCATTTTACAATCGTGAAATATTTGTAAAGTGGAGGCAGCGTGTAGGTATTGAAGAAGCAAACCGCATTACAAAAAGAGCAACGACAAGGGGGACTGATTTCCACCAAGTTTGTCAGGATTATCTTGAAAATAAGGAATTGGATTGGAATGATTACCAACCCCTAACAAAGTTTATGTTTCATCATGCAAAACCAGAACTTGATAAGATAAATAATATTCACGCAATTGAAAGAACACTTTACTCAGAGTACTTTGGACTTGCAGGTAGAGTTGATTGTATTGCAGAATATGATGGAGAGTTAGCAGTAATAGACTTTAAAACATCAGAAAAGATTAAACCCGAAGAATGGATTGAGAACTATTTCGTTCAAGAGATGTTTTATGCTTCTGCTTACTATGAAATGACGGAAATTCCTATTGCCAAACTTATCACTATTATGGTAACTCCAGGTGGTGAAGTGAAGGTGTTTGACAAAAGGAACAAAAACGACTATATTAAACTACTAGTTCGTTATATAAAAGAATTTGTCACCAATAGTACAATTAGAAATGAAGAATGAATTAGAAGAAGTTCTAAAATCAAAGTTTTTTTGTCCTTCTAGATTCGCACAAGAGATAGAAAAGACAGTTCAAGAAAATCCAGAAATGGGTTATATTGATGCTATCATTCACTTCTGCGAGAAGAATAACATTGATGTTGAGTCTGTTCCAAAACTTATCTCAAAACCACTCAAAGAAAAAATAAAGTGTGAAGCAATGGAACTAAATTTCCTCAAGAAGAGTTCCAGAGCAAAATTGCTTTTTTAATCCATTTTTAGGGGAAAAAAATTCCGGCAAAAAAATCCTTATATTACTTTTCAATGATGCCCTTTGAATCCTACAAACTATATCTTGCCATTAAAAATCATTTCACAAAAAGTAATTATGATTATCATAAGTATTGTGGAAAGAGTAGGGCAAGTTTGAAATCTTTCTATGATAGAAAAGATCGCTTTTGGTTTGAGAAAATTTCAAGAAATAAGACTGATAAAGAAATTTTAGATTTTTTTGTTGCAAACTTTGTTTTGTGTAATGATCCCCAAACACTATGGATTGGTGAAATTATAAAAGAGGGTGAAGCAAAATATCTAGAATGGCAGCGTAAAATCCAATCTCTTTCTTACATTTTTAAAGAAGAGATTGGATCTATTTTTTCTGCCAAAAATTTTGATGATATGTTTAAGATTGAAGGAAACAAACATCCTAAGATTTTGAAGTACCATCTTGAAGGCAAAGTTTCTTTGGAGACGATGCTAATATTAGACAGGGTACTTTCGTATAAAAATAAGTTTGATAAGAATTTGAAAGATCCTGTTTGGGAGTTTACTTCTATGCGGATGAAGAAGTATTCTCCGTTTCTAAATACTGATGTATTTCGGTACAAAAAAATCCTAAAGGAAGTTGTTGTAGGGGAAAAATGAGTTTCTTTGATTCAGACTTGGTTCGTTCAGAAATGGCAGAAATTTCTGAACTTCAAGAGGAAATTTATAAAAATGTTTTTAAGTTTCCTTCTATGAACAAGGAGGAAAAAATTTATCATGTGGATACTTTACAAAAACTTTTGGATAAACAAATGGTGTTATACACCAGGTTAAGTTTATCCGAAGATCCTGAAGCAAAGATGATGAAGGAACGAATCATGAGTTCTGCTGCTATGATGGGTTTATCTCCAAACACGGATATGAACACCATCTTTAATAGTATGTCCAAACTACTGGATGCCATGAGAGTTCAGATTGACAAAACAGGATCCGACCTGTAGAATAACGAAGTACACAAAAGCCAAATCCGTACAAATCTGAGGAAATCTAATGTCTTTTGAAAATCTAAAGAAGCAATCCAAGCTCGGTTCTCTTACTTCTAAACTGGTAAAAGAAGTAGAGAAGATGAGCACTACTTCTGGGGGCGCTGATGAGCGTCTATGGAAACCAGAAATGGATAAAACTGGCAATGGATACGCAGTTATCCGTTTCCTTCCTGCCCCAGAAGGTGAAGAACTTCCTTGGGCAAAACTCTATACCCATGCCTTCCAAGGTCCTGGTGGTTGGTATATTGAGAACTCACTAACTACTCTTGGACAAAAGGATCCTGTTTCAGAGCACAACCGTGAACTTTGGAACAGTGGAAACGAGAAAGATAAGGAAACCGTTCGTAAGCAAAAGCGTAAGCTGTCTTATTTCAGCAACATCTATGTTGTAAAGGATCCCGCTAACCCTGCAAACGAAGGTAAAGTCTTCCTGTTTAAGTATGGTAAGAAGATCTTTGATAAGATCATGGAAGCAATGCAACCTGAGTTTGAGGATGAAACTCCTATTAATCCCTTTGACTTCTGGCAAGGTGCTAACTTCAAACTGAAGTTGGTTAAAAAGGATGGTTACTGGAACTATGATAAGTCCGAGTTTGATCGTGTTGCCCCTCTACTAGATGATGACGATGCTCTAGAAGCAGTTTGGAAGAAGGAATATTCTCTGACTGCTGTAACTGCTCCAGACCAATTCAAATCTTATGAAGATCTTGAAAAGCGCCTGAAGTATGTTCTAGGACAAAAAACTGCTGCTAAAAAGCAAGTAGAAGAGGATGATGAGTATGAGCAGTATACTCAACGAGATACTGCAGAATCTCGCATTCAAAACGAACTAGAGGAATCATATGCTCGCAGCAAAGCAGCACCTCCAGTTCCAGAGAACCTGAAGAAAGAACTAAACAATCTTTCTTCTAGTTCAGATGATGAAGATGAAGATGATGCTCTTTCTTACTTCCAGAAACTAGCAGACTTCTGATTCTTAAGGAGGGGAAACCCTCCTTTTTTATTCAAATAATCTAATATCATCAACCCTCTTTAAGAATGGGCTGATAAACTGAGGACTTCCTTCAGTATATGGAAGGGTAGTTTCAATATCATTGATAATAATATTGAGATATCGTGGTTTTAATACAAAGATATTTCTTTTTGCCTCTTCTAATCTAATTTCATACTCATAGTTGGTCACTGCTCTAAAAATATTTGTGCCATCTAGTACTATATTTGTTTGAGTTCCTGATCCAGTTTCTCCTGGATCGGTGTATTGTAAACGAAAATTGGGAAATGGTGGATTTGCCGAAAATCCAGAAGAGATTGGAGTAAAAACAATTCCTTCTTTAAGTTGAATTACACCCGAACTATCCCTAACTTCTATCGTCTCAAAATGATGAACACCATTAAAAATTATATTGTATATATCATCTAGATTATCAATACCACTTCCATATTTTTCAGTTAAGTATGAATCAAATGATCTTTGAGAGAGTGGCCATTCTGACTGAATATTAAGAATATTGTTTGATAATAATATTACCCAATCTAAAGTTTCATCTCCATAAAGTTTAACAGCAACATTATCAGGTCTTTCATCGCCAATAACTTTGTATTTGTCAAAAAAGTTTATATTTCCAAATATATCATCTCTAAGTTTAACCCTTCTGAATAAATTTTTAGTTCTTATAAACTTATTAATTGAAGATACACCTTCAAGATTTCTATTGAGGTACTCTAAATCTGGTACATATGTAAAATATCCTGCCATGATTACCACCCCATTGTTTTATCGTTTTTTTCATCATAATCTTGTGCATAGACTGGATCAATTTCACCAAATGTCATACTTAAATCGTATTGAGTCATAGAACCTTCTCCGTTATAGGTCATATAGTTTCCATC